CATGCCTCCGTTAGGAAAGGATAGAAGCAACACGTCATGATTGGGGAACGTATATCGGAACCAGGCTACGCAGGTGTGCTGTATTATGGCCTCGCTCTGCGTCTGTTCAAGTTTCAATATGTCTTGTAGTGTCATAGCTTGTCCTTGAATAGGTTCATAGTAATGTTAATCATATCCTCGTCTATCTGCGTTGTAGTGCCTGTCACGCCGTCTGCAATGTCACGCTTTGTCTGTATGAGGTCATACATATACCTGTCGATTGTCTTTTCGCCAAGAAAGTAATAGCAGTTGACATTGTTCTTCTGGCCGTTGCGGTGCGCTCGGTCTTCTGCCTGCTCGCAATCGCTGTACGTCCAGGGGAACTCGATGAAGGCAACACGCGATGAGGCTGTAAGCGTCAATCCTGTGCCGCCAGCCTTGTAGTTGAGTATGATGAGCTTCGTGTTAGGGTCGTTCTGGAAGCGGTCAACGGATATCTGCTTCTGCATGGTGTTGTCATCACCAGTGACAGTCACTGCACTTGGGAACTGCTTCTTCAATTCCTGCACGACCTCTTTCAGGTAGGCGAAGAGTATCAGCTTCTCGCCACCGTCTATGATGTCATGCACGAACTCTGTCACAGCCTTCACCTTGCCTCTTGCAGCAATGGCCTTGAGCATACCCATTCTCACCATTACCTCGCCGCGCATGGCTCGCTGTATCTTCTCGTCGTCAGCGTTCTTGTACTGTCTCAGGTACTTCAGCAAGTCCGCTTCGCACGCCTCATACTCCTTTCGGTTCGTAATGTCACAGGTGATGTACTGGCGTGTCTTCTCAGGAAGCTCCGTTAGCACCTTCTGCTTCTCCCTGCGGAAGAAACAGGAGTGCCACAGCCTCCAGTTCAGCTCCTTTGTGTTTGATGAGCGTCGCGGGCCATCGCAGAACCTTTGCATGAAGTGCTTATAGCCTCCGAAGTCTTCAAGCCTGCCAAGTATCTTCAACTGCTGCACAAGGTCGGTGTTGTCGTTCACTACAGGCGTGCCTGTCAGGGCAAACACGAAACGCTTGCCAATGCTGATGCCCTCAACGAACTTGGCCTGCTGCGTCTTCGATGTCTTGCACTTGTGCGACTCGTCAATGATGATGGTATTGAACAAGCGTATGCGCTCGTCAAAGACGATGTTACGGATTGTGAGCTTTGCGGCAGGCTTGACCTGCTTCACAAAGAACTTCTTCAACGACTCGTAATTCGTTATGAACACGTTGCAGCAGTTCTCTCCGTCCTGCCGCTTCATCGTGATGAAGTTGTGCCAGCTGTCCTTGTTCCTGTCGTCAAGGATAATGGCATCGAGGCCGCTGAACTTCTTGAACTCTCGCTTCCAGTTTACCTTCAGGCTTGCGGGACAGATTACCAGACAAGGAAAAGACTCTCCGAACACTGCGCATTCCTTGTGAGCCTTCACAACGGCACATATTGCCTGGAGCGTCTTTCCAAGTCCGGGCTGGTCTCCGAAGATGCACCGCTTGTGGTTAAGCGCGTATGCCACACCCTCCAACTGGAAGTTGTAAGGCTTCAGAAGCATATAGTGCTCACCTGCAAGCGGTGTCAGCTCTGGCAGCTCGAAGGTAATCTCTTCTTTGATTTCACGCTCTACAATCCTCTCGCAGTAGCGATGAAAGACTGCCCACTGTGCGAGAGTGTGAACGTACCAGTCTGCCGATTTGCCAGGTGGATAAAGAGGTGACTGCTTGTCGATGAGCCACGCCTTGTCTGCTCCGTCATAGCGTGGCCTGCTCGGTATTCTCTTTACCGCTTCTATAACCCTTGCATTGTACTCGAACTGTATCTTGTACTTGCTCGGCATGGAAGTGATAAAGATTGGCTTCATCTCTTATTCTGCCTCCTCGTTGTTCAGCTGTGCAGACTCTCCGGCATCACCTTCTGCGAATGGGTCGTCCACTTTGGCCTCGAAGTTAAATTCCTGTTGCACCACACCGTACTTGTGCTCGGTGACGTACAGCTTTGCCTCTTCAAGGACGGCATCAACGGCTTCCTGCAAGTCGGACACCCTGCCGTATTCTTCCGCCTCGCTATCGAGTGAGACAGAAGAGTTGAGGTTGAGCACCTTGTTCGTCACAGAGAGCGACCTTTTGCCTGTAATGACAAGGCTCTCGAATGAGTCGTCGCCGCTGAGTGTAACGCCGGAAACGTCAAGATGCGACAGGCGCTTTTCGTTGTCTTCCGACTCAAGGTTGAACCAGTCTATGTCGTTTGCCTCCTTCTGCTCTGTCAGTTCGCAGAAGAACGGAACGAGACGCTTCATGGCTTTCTTCAGGTCTCGATGCACCTGATTAACGCCTTTCATGTTCACTTCGTTGCCCTCGCCATCGAAATATGTGACTTCGAGACAACCGCTTCTGATTAACTTTACTTTCCTAATATTCATGACTTAAAATTTTGAAGTGTGTAAATAATAAACCTAACACGTCTAATTTGGTGATTAGGCGTGTCAAGTTCTGGAGTGTCACGCTTGGCGATACTCCTTGATAAATTCGCTGTAGAACCTGTCGGAAGGCAGCGGAAGGTTTATGCCCAGTTCTGCCTCCGCGTCCGCCTGTATGAGGTTGAGGAACTTCGTCATCTGAGCTGTCGTAAGACTGGACGAGGAACCCTTCACCATGACTTGCTTGTTGCCTATAGAGATAGGCTTGGCAAGGAACAGCGTGCAGTAGTAGTCGTGCACGTCTTGTTTAGGCGTTCCTGTCTCTTGGCTGATGCACTCAAACCACATCCACATGAGGGCGTTCTGTGATACAGTCCTCGGTTCTTTCTTCCGCTGGATGGTAAGGCTGTATGTGCCATTCGCCAGCTTGGAGCAGAGATAGTCCAACGAATGCTCCATACTGACCTTACCTTCCTTCTTGACAAGTGTAGTCGTAACCATCTTAAAAGGGACTGTTGCCGTTTAAGACTTCTGTCTGTGGCGGTGCTCCGAACACACCTGCCGGCTGTGGAGCGAACTGCTGTTGAGGAACGAAGCCAGGCTGAGGTGCATAGCCGGGCTGAGGTGGGTACTGCTGTTGTTGAGGCTGTGCCTTTGGGGAAAGCAATTCAAGCACTTCACACTGCACCTCGGTGTACGTCTTTCTCGCACCCTGATTGTCAGTGTACTCTCCTGTGTAGGTTTTGCCCTCGACATACACCTTGTCGCCCTTGCGAAGGAATTGCTGTGCGACCTCTGCCTTCTTGCCACGACAGATGATGTTGAACCACTCTGTGTGTTCTGGCACTTGCATACCACTCTGTGTGGTGTAGCCTTTCTCAGTTACGGCAACAGTGAAGCGACATACCTTTGAGCCGTCCTGAAACGTGCGGACATCTGGGTCTTTCCCCAAGTTGCCCACGATAATCTGTTTGTTTACGCCCATAGTTATTTGAGTTTAAGTGTTAGTGAACCTTGCCGTACAGACTGCCTGACATATTCTTCGTACAGGTCTGCATGGTCTTTCTTGAAATTCGTCGTGTCGAAGGTGTTCACGATGCTGTCCTTTGATATGGTGGCCGTGAACTTTCCACCGTCCCAGCTCTTAACGCCGTTCTCTATCATCGCGTTCTTTAACGCCTCCTTCAGCTCGTCGAGCCTTACCTTTGCTGCCCTCTCCTCTTCAAGGATTGTGGCAATGGCATTGATGAGCTGCTGCGGCAAGAGGCTCTGTTCCTGTGTGGCAACCTCGCCATGACAGTAGGCGCATGAGAACCTTGACTTGTCGCCTACGTCATAGACAAAGCCGTGCTCTGTGAACTCGTATGTCACATCGAGCAGCTCCATGATGAGGCTGTCGGGCTTCCGCTCAATCACCCACTGCTTGCACTGGGCATCGCGGAACCAGTTGCCAAGCAAGCCAGCTACCTTCAAGGTCGGGTTCTGCTTCTCGAACAGGAAGGCATAGCAACTCAACTGCCAAGACAGATACTCAATGAGAGCAACTTCGCCACCAGGGTAAAGGTCAAGGTTGTTCGTCTTGGTGTCAACAAGGTAGATGCCGCCAGTCTCTTTCTCCTGCCACACGTTGTCAATGTTACTCGCGTACATGAGATTGTCGCTGACAGTGTACTCGTTATCGACAGGCTCGTAGCCTTCGCGGAGCATGATGTAGTTCTCCAACTGTGCAGACACGTCAAGGTGTCCGTTCAGCGGAAGGTCGTACTCGGTCATCTTCTCGCCTGTCTTGTCGTACTGCTCGATGGCATGGTGTACTGCCGTACCCTTCTCGCCTGCCTTTGGTATGAGGTACTCCTTTGCATAGTCGCTTGCATCGGCATACACTCCAAGGCCTGTAGCGGCCTTGATGAGTGTAGTGATGCCTGAGAGACGTATCCCTTGCAGGAAATACCCGTGTGGGTTCTCGCTGAACTCCACAGGACTCTTTACCAGCTGTATCATTGTGCAAAGGATTGACGTTTAACGATAATGGCGTTACCGAATGGAGTGTTGTCCGCAATGACAGCCTTCCAAATGCCATTCCAGCGGTCAATGAGCAGCAAGATGTCATCTTCGTTGTGGCAGTTCTCCAGTTCGGCAATGCCAAGAGCAGAAGCCTTCTGGAACAGCGCATTGTTGAAAGCGTCGTTCTTCTGCATTTCGGGATGCTCCTGATAAACCTGCTGCCAGTAGGGAACAAGTTCCTCAATGGTCTGCTTCGCGTTTACCTCATCGATGAATGCCTTGAGCTGTGCACCTGTGACACCACTTGCCTGTTGCGGCTTTTCCTTCTGCTGTTGTGCTGTTGCCTTGCCTTTGGTTTGGTACTGGTACTGATTACCTACGGCAGAGTTGGCATCATCGTCCTCATCGGCAACAATACCGAGGATGGCGCAATAGGCATACCGCTTCAGATAGGTAATCATGGAGCCGATGCTTTGAAAGTCGGTTGAGTACAAGGTGTGCTCGTTGAGCGGCAACTGAGAGTTCATGAACTCACCTGAAGAGTGAGAGAGTGTAGTGACGAGGACATTGCCCTGAATAGTCTGTATGACTGCAAGGCCATTCTTGGAGAGCAACGGAGCTGCTGCACTGATGCACGCCCCTAAGTCCGCATACTGGAATGTGTACTTGCCGCCAGTCTTCGTTTGGACTGCGACTGTCTTGTTGAGTTTAGGCTGCTGCAAGCTGCCCTGAAACGCCGAGAGTGCCTTAGTTAGTTCTGCGATTGAAGCACTCTGCATTGGAATACCTGTAACTGTTTCCATTTCTTTTACATTTTTAATGGTTTGACTTATGTTTTGTAAAATCTCTTTTACGTCTGTAAAGTTAGCGTTTTTTGACGAGATATAAAAACAGAATTGTCACCATTTTTACACCTTAACTTTTGCTAACATTTTGCATTTACTTTGGACGTAAATACGCCAAAGTAAAGTATATATTCACTTTTGAAAGAATGTCAAAAAAACCTACACCACCCTCGCGAGCGGTGTAGGGGTCACAAAATTACAAGATGATTGATTGATTGTAACTTTGCTGTAACAACTAATATTATGAAAAACACTTTACTACTTCCTATTCTCACGAACCGAAAGCTTGTTGTTTGAAAAATGGATTGAAGGATAAAACCTTCGTGGGCTTTCGGGGACTCGAACCCCAATCTCCATGCCGTGACAAGATGCGGAAGAGTCCGGCACTGAAAAGCCCGATTGCAGGGAAGCCTTTCAACTCCCCTGCTGTCAATAATCAAAAGGGACAAAGTTCGCCTATTCGTCACGAACCAGCGTCTCTGCCATATTCCTTGCCCAGCGTGGTATCAAATACTTGTGATACCTAAAAACGAACAAGGAATATATCATACCGATAACCTGTATCAGGTAAGGACCGTCGTCGATACCTGCGAAGCTCAAAATGGAATAACCGCCCTCGCAGAATGTCAAAAAACATGGTAGGTACACGATAGACATCCATACGATTGAAATAATAATCTTCTTCATAGCTGCTCCAAATTAAAAGTTAATAGATTCTACCTCCTTAGTCTTGGGGTTCTTGATGCGTAGTGTGATTTCGTGGCGGCTGATGTATTCCTCTGTCAGGGTCTCACGCACGTTCTCACGTAATTGCTTCAATACCTTGTTCCGAGTAGTGTCGGCAGCACCCATAAGCCTGTTAGGATGGGTGAACAGGTTGCCGTCAACGTAAACGGAACCTGTGAATCGTTGTGCTAATGTGTTCATGTTTTATATATTGTCGGTTTAACTTGTGTTTTATCGGCGGTTCTTGCAGTGCAGCAGCACCTGAGGCGCACACACGAACCATTTGCCGTTCTGCTTGTAGCATGGTTTGTTTGCCG